CATGACGCCTCACGGGTTTATTGATGATACTGATAAGGCCCTTAAAGACTATAAAGACGCACACGCGAAAGAATGGAGTCGCATTTTAGGTGGAGGTGATTTTGCTATCGTAGAGGAGGTTGATACCTTCGAGCCAGCAGAAACGTACGTACAAGAACCGGAATAAGATGGATACAAAAGATTTACTAGCACTTCTCAATAATGTAGTTGAGGAGAATGAAACCGAATCCCTTAATAAACACGACCGCGTTCTTTTAATTGACGGACTAAATCTATTTTTCCGTAACTTTGCAATGCTGAATTTCGTCAATGAAGACGGGGTTCACGTTGGTGGTTTAGGTGGATTTCTTCGCTCATTAGGTACTTTAGTAAATCGAATCCAACCCACTTCAGTGTACGTAGTGTTCGACGGAGTTGGTTCTACGGTTAACCGTAAGAACCTTCTCCCCGAATACAAATCTAATCGCAATTTAACTCGCATTACAAACTGGGATATTTTCGAAAGTTTAGACGACGAACACGCCGCTAAAATTGACCAGATTGTGCGTTTAATTCATTATTTACAGTGCTTACCTGTTAAGACCGTGTCACTGGATAAAATAGAGGCTGATGACATTATAGCGCATTTAGCAACGAAACTATCTAGCGATTATGGTTCAAAAACATTTATAGTTTCTAGCGATAAAGACTTTATCCAGCTAGTAAACGAAGATATTGTTGTATACCGCCCAATTGAAAAAGATTATTACACAACAGATACTGTAATTGAAAAATTTGGTATACCTGCTTCAAACTTTATTTTGTATAAGGTGTTGATGGGTGACAATTCCGATAAAGTATCTGGTGTAAAAGGATTAGGCGAGAAAAAATTACTTAAGTTGTTTCCTGAACTAACTCAACGCACTCTAACCCTTGATGAAATCTTTGATATTAGCGAGGCTAAACTTAAAGAAAACATTATCTACGCTCGAGTATTAGATGCTCAGACACAACTTGAGAAAAATTATCAGATTATGAATCTACATAATCCGATGTTAGATGATATTGAAAAAGAATTTCTTGATGCTCTTATCGAGTATCAGTTACCTGAACTTGACATTGTAGAATTTCTTAAGTATTATCACGAGGATGGTTTGAAGCACTTAATCAAAAATATTGACTACTGGATTCAAAACACATTTAAAGATTTAATCAGTTATAGTAAATAAGTTATATGACACTTACAAATATTAATCAATATGGTCCTGGATTTCAGGTTAAAGTATTAGCTGCATTACTTAATCATAAAGATTTTTTAATTAATATTCACGACATAATTAGTGAAGATTATTTTGAATCACAGGCCCATAAGTGGATTATTAAAGAAATTTTAAAATATTTTAATAAGTATCACACAACTCCCTCACTTGAGGTACTTAAAGTAGAAATTAAAAAACTACAAAACGAGGTTTTACAAATTGCTGTTAAAGAGCAACTTCGAGAGGCATACAAAGAATCAGATGATTTGGTTTATGTTGAAGAAGAGTTTTCTGCGTTTTGTAAAAATCAAATGCTTAAAAAAGCGTTGTTGCAATCAGTAGATTTGCTACAAGCTGGAGATTATGATTCGATCAAGTTTATGATTGAATCAGCAATGAAAGCAGGTCAAGATAAAAATTTAGGTCATGAATACAATAAAGACATTGAAACACGCTATCGTGAAGAACACCGAATCTCTATTCCAACACCTTGGAATGAATTTAATACCCTACTTCAGGGAGGTCTCGGAAATGGAGATTTTGGTCTTATATTTGGTAACCCAGGAGGTGGTAAATCTTGGGCATTAATCGCTTTAGGTGGTCATGCTGTTAAAATGGGTTTTAATGTAATCCACTATACTCTTGAATTAGGTGAAGATTATATTGGAAGACGATATGACGCTTTCTTTACCCAAATTCCAGTAAACGTAATTACTGCTAATAAAACTAAAGTTGAAGAGGTAATGAAAAAATTACCTGGTAATCTAATCATCAAAGAATATGCGCCAGGTAAAGCATCCATATCTACGCTTGAATCTCACATTCAAAAATGTATCGATCTTGACTTTAAACCCGATTTGATTATTGTTGACTATGTAGACCTTCTTCGTTCAAAGAAATCAAATCGCGAACGTAAAGAAGAAATAGATGATATTTATGTTGGCACTAAGGGATTAGCACGTGCACTTAACATCCCCGTATGGAGCGTCTCGCAGGTAAACCGCGCTGGTGCCAAAGACGATATTATCGAGGGTGATAAGGCTGCCGGTTCTTATGATAAAATCATGATTACCGACTTCGCTGCTTCCCTTAGCCGCAAAAGACAAGATAAGGTTAACGGAACAGGCAGATGGCACATTATGAAAAATAGGTACGGAATGGATGGACTAACTTACGGCGCGAAGATAGACACATCAACAGGTCATTTTAATATGATCTCCGATGCTGAACTTGAAGAAATCACCCCTGCGGAAACCAAATCTAGTTACGGACAAATCTCAGATTCTGAAAAGGAACAACTGCGACAACACCACAACTTTTTCTTAAATAATTAATAACTTTTTACAATGGCAAAGAAATCAAATCTATTGCATGAGAGAATTATCTACAAACCTTTCGAATATCCGGAAGCATATGACTATTGGCTCAAACAACAACAGGCACACTGGTTACACACAGAAGTTCCAATGATGTCAGATTTAAATGATTGGAACTCTAATCTTAATGAATCCGAAAAAAATATTATTGGTTCTATCCTAAAAGGATTTGCCCAAACAGAAACTATTGTAAATGATTATTGGTCAGGACTAGTAACAAAATGGTTTCGTAAACCAGAAGTTATTATGATGGCAACTACATTCGGTGCTTTTGAAACTATTCACGCTGAAGCTTATTCTTTATTAAATGAAACACTTGGTCTTGATAATTTTGATGAATTTCTAGAAGACGAAGCTACAATGGCTAAAATTCAAAATTTAATGGATACTAGAGATGGTTTCAATGATAAAATTAACTGGCATGAGGTGGCAAAATCATTAGCAATTTTTTCGGCATTTACTGAAGGTGTAAATTTATTTTCTTCATTTGCTGTGTTATTAAGTTTTAAAATGCGCAATAAACTTAAAGGTGTAGGTCAAATTGTTGAATGGTCTATTAGAGACGAATCTCTCCATTCAGAAGCAGGTTGTTGGTTATTTAGAACATTAATTAAAGAAAATCCTAAACTTAAAACTCAAGAACTTGAAGCTGCTATTAATGAAGCTGCATTACTTTCTCTTAAACTTGAGCTTGATTTTATTAGTAAGGTATATGAATTAGGTGATCTTGAAGGTTGTTCAAAGTATGATTTAGAACATTTTATTAAAAATAGAGTTAATACTAAGTTAGGTGATTTAGGATATAAACCTATTATTTCAAATATAGATATGACTGCTGTAGAAAGAATGAAATGGTTTGATCACTTATCTGCTGGAAAACAACACACAGATTTCTTTGCAAATCGTGTAACTAATTATTCAAAAGGTCATTTAACTTGGGACGAATCAATATTTTAATAAACAATGGATAATAATTTAGTAATAGATTATATACAATGGGGGCGTGGTAAAGATTACCCTGAATATTTTGATGAAGTAGCACTAAGTACTATTTCAAAAGGTTATTTACTACCAGGTGAAACACCAAAAAAAGCCTACAGAAGAGTAGCACACGCTGTAGCTATGCGTTTAAATCGTCCTGACTTAGAAAATAAATTTTTTAAATATATTTGGAATGGCTGGATTGGGTTAGCTAGCCCTGTACTCTCAAATACAGGAACAGACCGCGGGTTACCAATCAGCTGTTTTGGCATCGATACTCCAGATTCAATTAGAGGTATTGGCCTTACAAACGCTGAACTTATGCGACTTACCTCTTATGGAGGTGGAGTTGGAATCTCTCTTTCAAGAATTAGAGGTAGAGGTGCTCATATCACAGGAAATGGGAAGTCAGAAGGCGTTGTACCATGGGCTAAAATCTATGACTCCACTATCATTGCTACTAACCAAGGTTCTGTTAGAAGAGGAGCCGCATCTGTTAATTTAGATATCAACCACATTGATATTAAAGAATTTTTACAAATTCGTAGACCTAAAGGTGATCCCAATAGACAATGTCTTAATCTACACCAATGTGTAGTTGTTGATGATGCGTTTATGAAGCGTTTAAATGATCGTGATAGTGAAGCTATGGCACTGTGGTTAGAAATTCTTAAATCGCGCGTAGAGACAGGAGAACCATATATTATGTTTAAGGATAATGTTAATAAAGATAATCCTTTAGCATATAGAATGCACAATTTAGATGTTTCTATGACTAATATTTGTACAGAAATTACACTACATACAGATGAGGAACATTCATTTATTTGTTGTTTAAGTTCACTTAATTTAGCTAAGTATGATGAATGGAAAGATACAGATGTAGTTGAAACTGCAATTTATTTTCTTGATGGTGTAATGGAAGAATTTGTTATTAAAACAAATGGTAAAGATTCAATGATTCGTTCTCATAGACATGCTAAAAAAGGTCGTGCACTTGGTTTAGGTGTAATGGGTTGGCATACATTTTTACAACAAAAGAATTTACCATTTAACTCTATTGCTTCAACTGCTTGGACACATACTATTTTTAGTGATATTAAATTAAAAGCTGAAGCCGCATCTCGTAAACTAGCAGTAGAATATGGTGAACCTACTTGGTGTAAAAACACTGGTATGAGAAATACTCACTTATTAGCTATTGCTCCTACAGTATCAAATTCCCGTATTAATGCTTGTTCAGCAGGTATTGAACCCCAACCAGCAAATGTTTATGTATTTAATGGTGCTAAAGGAACATTTATTGTTAAAAATCCTGAACTAGAAAAATTATTAGAAGCTAAAGGTAAAAATAGTAATAAAGTTTGGGATCAAATCCTAGCAGATAATGGTTCAGTACAAAATTTATCTCATGACATTTTAACCGAAGAAGAAAAAAAAGTATTTTTAACTTTCCCCGAAATTAATCAATTAGCATTAGTACAACAAGCAGCAATTCGTCAACGTTATATTGATCAAACACAATCTTTAAATCTTGCTTTTGATCCTACCGATTCACCAAGATGGATTAATCAGGTGCATATGGAGGCTTGGAAGCTTGGAATCAAAACACTTTACTACTTACGCACAGATTCCGTAATTAAAGGAGACCTTGGATCTCGTACGGTAGATTGCGTTTCTTGCGATGGCTAGTAATATTTATTATTATAAACATTAAAATTAAAATAATGGAATTTTTAAAAAAACTTTGGAACTGGTTGTTAAGTCAAACAACAATTGATGAGCAAGTTGAAACTAAAGTAGCTAAAATAACTAAAGAGGTATCTGAAGTTAAAGCTGCTATTAGTAACGTAGTAGATGAAGTTCAAGACGTAGTTGAAGAAGTTAAGCCAAAGAAAAAAGGCCGTAAGCCAAAAGCCTAAAATTTTTAATATTCTTTGCGAGAAAAAAGAGAGCACTTTATGCTCTCTTTCTGTATTTATAATAAACCCCAAATTTATAAATTATAAAGTTACCTATTACTGAAAACTAAACCCAAAAGCTATGATGTTATCAGAAAATTTATCAGTCGCTGAATTTAGCAAATCAGATACCGCTAAAAGAAAAGGTATTGATAATACTCCAAAAGGAGTTCATTTAGAAGCAGCTAAAGAATTAGCTCAAAACATTTTTCAACCTATAAGAGAACACTTTGCTGTTCCTATTTTCTTATCTTCAGGATACAGAAGTAATGCTTTAAATAAAGCAGTAGGTGGTTCAGCTACATCCCAACACTCAAAAGGTGAGGCTATTGATATTGATATGGACGGACATAAAGGTCCATCTAATACTGAAATTTTTAATTATATTAAAGAAAACTTAAACTTTGATCAGTTAATTTGGGAATTTGGTACTAAAACAGCCCCTGATTGGGTACACGTTTCTTATAAAAAAGGTGGTCCTCAAAGAAAACAAATTTTACGTGCTGTAAGAAATTCGGCAGGTAAAACTGTATACGAACCTTATAAATAAACTATTATGAAACTTAACCTCCCACTATTGGCTATTACTTCTTTATCTGCAGGTATAACCTTTATGTGTTCCTACTTTATGGAACTAACCATGGCTAATTCAGATCAGTATTTAGCAATAGTAGGAGTTATGTTTCTAGATGGTATATTCGGGGTGATAGCTGGAACTAGACGTGAAGGCTTTCAAACCCGTAAAGCATTAAGTGTATTAAGAAACACAGTTGCATGGATGGTAATTTTAACGGTTATTTTAATGGTTGAACAAGGCTTTGCTGGTACAGCTTGGCTTAGTGAAGTAATTGTTGTACCTTTTATGGTGTTTCAGCTAATTAGTGCACTTAAAAATGCTTCTATGGCTGGTTTTATCAAGGCTAATCTATTAAATGATATACTTGATAGAATAGATAAACATAAAGGTATAAGAGATGAAGAATCTAAAAAATAAAATATTTCCGCTTTTAATAGCATTCTCCGCCCTGTCAGTGTCTGCTTCAGCCGCTTTCTATTCAGTTAGTGGCCTTAGTAAACTCTTTGCTGGGGCATCACTTGAGGTCATTATTATGGCCTCTTCACTCGAAGTAGCTAAATTAGTTATAGCTTCCCTACTTTATCAGTATTGGGATTCAATTAACAAAATACTTCGTACTTATTTAGCAATAGCAGCAGGTATATTAATTTTAATTACCTCAGCTGGTATCTATGGTTTCTTATCTGCGGCTTATCAAGAAACAGCAAATAAAGAAGGTATTGTAACTCAACAAATTACTGCTTTAGAAACTAAAAAAGCACTATATGAGGAA